GTGGTCGTGAAAGAAATTATGTTAGAGCCACAAGCGGTGGAAAACCAAAAAGAAATTCTTATGATGCTCTAAATCAAGATTTAGAAGAAGTTGAATCACAATATGAAGTTGATGATTTAGGTAAAGTATATAATGATACATATGAACCAATTGATGAATCTGATGGAAATCGTATAAATGCTACTAATACAAGAGACAAATTAGAAAGAAATGATACTTATGGTAGTATTAAAGGACGTGTAAATTATGATAATCTAAAAGGAACATCAAAAGACAAATTTGATATTGATTCATTTTTACCATCAAAAGACAAAAAAAATAACTGGTTTGAAACAATTGAAACAGTTGATGTTGAAAATTCAGCTTTAATTAACATTTATCGTCCAATTGGAACAAATACTATTGGTTCAAGTCATAAAAATGCTTCTTATGACATTAGAGGATATGACAATGCTGTTTGTCCTAAATTCACTGTTAGTCCATTTTTACAAAGCTCTGTTGAACCTGATCGTTCAACTAAAAGTCTTTGTGAATAATTAAGAAAAATTGAAATTTAATTATTTAAAAATATTATTAATAAAAATTTATTAATAATATGGATTACATTAAACTTTTGAATAAATTTATTCAAATTTTTAATTTACAGTATGGTGGCAGTGATAAAAAAAATAAATCTTTATTTGATGGTATTGATGAGACAGATGAAGCCAGTACTAATTTACAACACGAAATATTTTATATGTATATAAAAAAACATTCAGAATTAGAAAAAGAAAATAGTAATTATATAAATATTTATAATATTGATAAAGAAATTGATAATGATAAATCATATGATATTTTTGTTATTATTAATAAAAATAAAGAACCATTGTTAATGTCATTATCTTTTATGAGTTTATTATTTCATGGTGTTTCAAATATTATTGATAATGATTGGTCTATTATAAAATTATAATATTTTTTATATTAATAATAAAAATATATATTATAATAATATGTCAAGTAATTCAAATAGTGATGATGAAAATAATAGCTCTTTTATTTCTGAACCTAAAAATAATGAACCTATAAATGCATTTGAATTTGATGAAAATATGTCAGACAAAAAAGTTCATGAAAATTTTGTTAAAAATGTTCTTGTTGATAAAGTAAGTAAATATATAAAACTTGATAATATAATTAAAGAAAAACAAGAAAAATTAAAAGCTGAATTGAAGAAAATTAAAGATGCAAAAGAAGTTATGGAAGAATACATAATAACTTATTTAGATAAAAATGATGCTGATTTTCTTAATATTGGAAAAGAAAAATTACGTGTTGAAGAAAAAAAATCACAATCAGCAATTAAAATGGAGTATATTGAAGAATGTTTAGTTGATGGATTTAAAAAATATGAATTATATGAAAATGAAAATGAAATATCAAAAGTTGTAAAAGAATTTTTAGAAACAATTAATTCTAAAAGAAAAATAACAACTAGAAAAGTATTAGTAAGAGAAGATAAAGATAAAAAAGAAAAAGTTGTTAAACCTAAAAAAGAAGCTACAAATAATGATAAAAAAAAAACTAAAAATTAATATATGGCAACAAGTGGCCTAAATTGAACATTAAAAACAGGAGTAAAAACTGGTAATTTAACTAATCTTGGATTTAATGTAGTTACATATTTTTGATTTGTGTAAACAGGAAAATAATTAAAATATGAAATTGGAGCAGGAAATAATCTTTTTCTTAAATGATAATTATTAGATGATTCTTCAGATGATGATGTATCTTCAGTAGATGATGTAGATTCTTCAGAAGATGATTCATATGATGAACTATATCTTTTTCTATTTGATTTTTTATTAACATTTTCTCCTCCTTCTTGATATTTTTCAGTATATTCTTCTACTTTATTATGAAAATCATTAAAATGTTTTTCATCAATTTTTAAATTTTCTTCACTAATAGAATATGAACCATCAGCTTGATTTTCTTGAACAGAAAAATGATGAAGAGTTCCACCATTCATATCTTTCATTGTAAAAAGAAAATTTGGAACATGCATATCTACATTATTTGTTAATGATTTCCAAAATTTTTCAGATGCTTTAATGGCAGTTTCAGCTTTATAAACATCACTAAATTCACCATTACCCTGAATATATGGATTTATTAGTTTTAGATTTTTAGGCATATTATATTATATTATAATAAAAAAAATTGAAATAAAAAAATTGAAATAAAAATATCTAAATATATATCCAAATATTAATATAAATGAACATATTTAAGGCAGTCACAAACGAAATACAAACATTTAAAACTATTGTTGAAATATTAATGTCATCTGTTTCAGAAGCAAACTTAGATTTAATTAAATCAGTTGAACCACAGCCACAACAAAAAAAAACATCTGAAGATAAAAAAAAGAAAAATGAAGGACAAATTAGAATTTTTACAAAAGATGCTAATCAAGTAATGATTACTTATATTATTCTTTACGGACATGCTTTTAAAGTATTTGATTTAGTTCCAGAAAAATATAGTGTAGGTTTAAATGTAGATGAATTTCATAAATATATTAAAAATGCTGATAAAGAAGGTGAAATGACAATGAGTATTTTATCTGATAATACACATTTTATAAATTTTAAGATTGAAAATGAAGAAAGAAAATCAAGAGTTTCTCATTGTAGATTACGTGTTTTAAATGTTCCAAATAAAAAAGATAAAAAAATAGAAACAGAATTTACATTAGGTATTGTTATTGATTCAAAAGATTTTCATAAAACTTGTAAAGATTTACAACAATACGCTCAATTTATTGAAATAACTTGTGATACAAAACAAATGATAATTACATGTGCAGGAGATGCTAGTAATCATAAACGAGAATTTAAAGCTGACGGTTCAGTTGGTTCTATACAAATAAAACATAAAAAAGAAAAAGAAAGTGATGAACCAGTTATTATTAGATTACTTTTTGATTTAAAATACATTAATATGATGTATAAATGTCAAGATTTGTGTGATGAAATGGTAATATACTTAAAAAAAGATAGTGTTATGTTTTTTAAATATAATATTAAAATGATTGGATTATTATATGTTGGTATTGCTCCTTCAATAAAAAAACAAAATTCAAATGTTGCTAATTCTAATAATGAATCTGCCTATGATGAAGGTGAAGAAATAAAATACAAAACTTAATTTAAAGTATTATTTTATAAAATATTATTTTTTATTATAATAAATAATATTGCAATCCCCTAAACCATCTTGGTGGTATTGTTGAAGCCCACAAAGCAATTGAATAAACATTTGTCATTTTTATCCAATTACAAATATCTTGTATAATTGTATCATTGGCATTTTCTAATATACTATCATATGTCAATAATCCAAAAGAAAATTTAGAAATATTTGATACTTGAGAAAAATAAATATTAGCATTATTTATAAAACCATCATAATATGAATTATATGTACTCATTGTTGTTAAATAAATTTTAGAATTATTAAATAATCTTTTTTCATTAAATATTGAAGAACCACCAGTCCAAATATTTAATGTTTTATTTATTTTATTTAATTCATTATTCCATTCAAAAATAAAATCTGTAATATTTTCAGAATTATCAATAATTTCAATTGGTTCAAAATCTAAATAATATCCATCCCAATTGTATTTTAATGCTTCATTGATTGTTGATTTTATAAATAAATTTTTATTTTCTAATAATTTATTTAATCTATATGACAATGGATATTCATTACTTGTACATTTGCCAATAGAAGCATCACAAAAAAATGTTGGAAATGTTTTTAATCCTAAATCAGTTTTTAATTTCATTTGAAATTCATGTGAATTTATTTGTGAATTATTTGATGTATTATAATTTTCAATCATTCCATCAATACCAATACTATATAATAATATTGAAGAACCAGTAATTAATTTCATTTGTGTATATGATTTATATAAATTATATTGTATCAATAATTTGTCATCATTCCAATTTTCTAAACCTGAAAATAATATTACATTATTTTTGGCATAAACTGTAAAAAAAAACATAAACAAAAAATTCATTATAAATTAATAATATTTTGTCTTTATATTTTTTTATTTATCATTTTATTTATAATATCACTAATTTCTTTTAATGTTTGAATATACTCATTTTTTAGTATAATAATATTATTTGTTTTTGGCAATTGAGAAGGTTTTAACAAGTATTTGTTAAAATTATCATTTTTGTCAATATCATTCATAATTATTTGCTGAGAAAACATTTTTTATTTATTATATATATATATATTTCTAATATTTTTGTATTTTCAATTTTTAGAAAAAAATGAAAATATTATTATAAAATATATAATCATAAATAAAATAAATAATGCGTCGTTTTACACCTAAAAAATTTAATCCTAGTGCAAATATGAAAATATTAAATAATCCACTGAATCAAATAATGATAAAAACTGTTGGTATTGAATATATAAATTATATTACTGACAAAAAATATAATATTATTGAGAGAAAATCAATAAGACAACTTCAAGAAATTATTTTAGATAATTATAAAAAAACATCAAAAAATACGCTTGAAAATTTTAAACTTATTGATTAATTATTTAATGTATAAAAAAATTGATTTTTAAACATATAAATAATATATGTTTAATATAAATAAATATTATAAAATGAATTCAAACTATACTTATAATTATGCTTCTTCAACAACTCAAAATAATAATAATAAACAAGATTTATCTAAAACAACAAATTCATTAAACACTCAACCTTTATATCAACAAACAATTCAAAGCGCAGTTTCATCAACACATCCAATAACATCAACATCAAATATTATTGTTAAAAAACCAAGTATTAATGTTGTAGATAATGATGATAATTTTACAGATTTAGAATTTGTTGATGTTCAAATTAATTTAAAATTTTTGAGTGATTTAAAAGAGAATGAAAAAATAATGATATTAGAAAATAAATACATGCAAGTTGATAATAGAAGAAGTATTATGAGATATTTAACATCAGAATCAAGACATAAAACATTAAAATTTATTAATCATGTAGTTGAATGTGCTAAAAAATATTGTAAAGAAGATAAAAATTCAAATAATAATAAAGCAAATATAAAAAAACTATTAGAAAATTCACTTGATGGTTTAAGAAATTTATTAACAACATATAAAAGTGATAAAAATATATGTTCTATTATAAAAATTTACGAAACAAATATTGATACTTTTGCTAAAACACTTTAATTATTTATGAATAAAGAACCATCTCTATCTAAATAACCATAATATCCAGTTTTAAACCATTTTTTATTCATAGATTTTATTAAATTTTTATTGAAATATCCATTAAAAATTGTATCGCCACTTAATAAAATTTCATTTGTTTTATCATCAATTTTCACATCAATTAATGGAAAACCCATACAATTATTATGTGTATTTTTTTTTAAACAAATTGAAATAATTCCAGTTGCTTCACACATTAAAAAAGAATTAAACAAAGGAAAATTTAAATCTTCATAAAATTTTATAATATCTTTATTTAAAAATTTAGATGTTGTTATAGCCATTTTTAAATTATCAAGGCCATTATTTCTTATTATTAATTTATTTATAAATATTTTATTTATAAATTTGTCAGGTTTTACATTTTCTTTTAATTTTGAATATATTAATTTCCATGTTTTTGGTGTTCCAATAAATATTGTTGGATTTACTTTTTTAATAGTGTCACAAATATTATTTGAAAAATTAACAACAGCAATAATTGAAATTGGTATATATATATCAATTAATTGAGTTGTTATATAATTTAATGGCATATATGATATTATTTTTTCTTTTGTAAATATGTCAATATTTGATTTTTCTTTTATTAACATAAGACATTTTTTAATTTGTGTTATAATATTTTTATGTGTTATTATTATTCCTTTATTATCATTATAAATTATTGTTAAAACATCATTAATGAGTGGTCTATTTATTTTAATTTCAGTATTAAATACAAGTTTAATAAAATTTTCATAATAAATTTTTTTTTCATTTTTATTATTTATTTTATTAAAAAGAATTATTTGTGTTATTTCTTCTAAATTTATATTTATATTATCATCATCAGATATAATAATTTTTGGTTTTATTTCATTGTAAATAAAATTATAATTTTTTTTATTACAAAATACTGGAATACAATCAGAAAATATTGATCCTAAAAATACATAAAATAATTCAGGCTTATTATCTTCACAAATTATTAAAATATAATCTTTACTATTTATTATGTTTGACAAATTATTGCTAAACTTAATAATATTTTTATAATATTCAGAATATGTTATTTTTTTTGATTTGTATTTTAATGCTGTATAATGACCATAATTATTTTTTGTATTTTCTAATATATCAATTATTGTAATATTATCATTCATTAAAAAATCTAGTGGTATTTCTCTATTTTTTTGATTTTTTTTAATATACCAAAAATAATATAAAATAATTATAATAATTATAATAGCAATTAAAATATAAAGTAAGATTGATAAATTCATTTTTAAATATATTTATTATTAAAAAAATTTATATTTATGCGAATATTAAATATTAATATATATGAAATAGCATTTTATGGATAAAATAATAAATTATATGTGTAAATGTTCAAAAGGTCTTCCTTGGAAAAAAGGATATGTAAAAATGGTTTTGCCTTGTGAACATTTATATCATGAAAATTGTGTAGAAAATGATATTTGTTATTTTTGTAAAGAAAAAATAAAAAAAATAATTAGTTTGAAAGATAAAGATATACATTATCAACATTTTGCTGATTTATTAAGTATGAGTAATTATGATACTATGAGTTTTAATACATCATTAAATTTTATTGATTCAATTTTTGATTTATTAAGTGTTTTTACAAAACTTGCTTTTACAAAAAATAAAAAAGATGGTAAAGATTTATGTAATCAAATTTTTAGTTTAAATAATCTTACTTTATCTGTTTATTGTTTAG